AAAGAATCTTCTTCTTCAGTTCAACACAAACTTTTATTCTACCCTCAACGCTAACTACGTCTAATCATGCTGTACTCCAACACAACACACTCTAACCTCACGAAACTCACTCGTGCTACTGAACCCTTTTATGTAGCAACTGGCTCTTTCGCTGAATGGGATGTTCTTCAACGCATTGTCGAATTTTCAATTCGCAAGCACTGCTCTTCCGCTCTCGCTGACAAAGCTATCAATGGCTATCGCCGTTCTAACTCGTCTGCTGATGCATTACTCGAAGACTGGCTTAAATGTGACATTCCGTTTCACAAAGTACCAAAAGACGAACACTACCTCTTGGCAATCGATGTAACTAAACAGTTATTTCAACCGTCCAGAATACTTCGTCCCGTGTCTTTCCCCGACCTTCGTTATTATCCTTGGAAACTTTCAGTCAACGCTGAAGCTCCATACAATTATGATCCCTCATGGACAGATTATCTAAAACAGAAACACTCTCTTGGATTAATCACCTCTTCACGTCCTACGTTTCATAACCTTTACAACGAAATCTTTAACTATGAACGCTCTCAAGTTCATCGTATCAAAGAAGGTCTACATGTTCCTCTCGAATGGAACACCGCTCACGCTCGCTCCCACCTCGTCAAATCTGACGAACCTGATAAAATCAGAATGGTACATGGCGTCCCAAAAAGATTACTTTTTGTGGAAAACATGTTCATGTGGCCCCTTCTCCGTGACTACATTGAAAGAGAATCTCCAATGCTCTGGGGATACGAAACACTTCTCGGTGGCTGGTATAAACTTTATAACCTCGTCGCTAATAAAAAGAAACGTTTCTCAACCTTCCTTTCAATCGACTGGAGTCAATTTGACAAACGCGCACAATACGAAGTTATTGATGATGTTCACCTTATATGGCGAACCTTCTTTACTTTCGATCTCGGCTACGAACCAACTCGGTTCTATCCTTCAACGCGCACTGATCCTAAACGAATTCAACGTTTATGGGATTGGATGACTAATGCTGTAAAATTTACACCAATTAGAACACCTGACGGTGATCTTTGGCAACGTAACTTTGCAACCATTGCTTCCGGTTTCATGCAAACTCAACTTTTGGATTCATTTGTCAATTCAATCATGATACTCACATGTCTTTCCTCTCTCGGTATTAACATATCATCTCCTGACTTCCTTCTCAAGGTACAAGGTGACGATTCGTTTACCGCTCTTTTGGAATACATTCCACCACTGCAACACTCTTCTTTCTTAAATGATTTATCTCAATTCGCTCTTTACTACTTCAACGCTGTACTTTCCGTTAATAAATCTGAAATTAGAAACACTATGCATGGTCTCAAACTACTTGGTTTCTCCAACAAATACTCTTCGCCCTATAAAGATGAAGCTGAACTACTAGCTCATCTATTTTACCCAGAACGTCGCTCCACTCATGACAAACTCATGGCTACGTCCCTAGGTATCGCAATGGCAAGTTGTGGAAACTCTAAGTGCGTATACGATGTCTGTAAGGATATCTTCAATTATCTATCTTCTAAAGGTAACACTATTAATTTAGCTGGCCTACCCGATATAATTAAGAATCTTGACGTCGCACCTACTGCACTACTCGGACTCGATCTCGATCGTTTCCCGTCTCGATTCGAACTTTATGCGCAAACGCGCAATATATCGAATAGAACTCAATCTCAGAAAAACAAGCTCTGGCCTCCCGAAATATTCAATTTCGAGGATACCACTACTTCTTCTGTAGATGATGGATTTTGGAATTCCTACATTCAATCGCTCTAAGCTTAGAGAGATTTTTGTACTTTATTTCTTTTCCTTTTAAAAAAAAATTTA